CTATGCTAACATTAATGCTAAGCGTGCTAGAATTAAAGCAGGCTCAGGGGAAAAGATGCGTAAGGTAGGGGCGAAAGATGCTCCTACTGCTAAAGCATTTAAACAATCATTAAAGACTGCGAAAAAAAAATGAGTACTCCAGCGTGGACAAGAAAAGAAGGCAAGAATCCTAAAGGTGGGTTGAATGCCAAAGGAAGAGCTAGTTATACAGGAGGCACTTTAAAAGCCCCTGTTAAAGCTGGTGATAACCCTCGTAGAGCTTCTTTCTTAGCTCGTATGGGTGGTATGCCAGGACCTGAAAAGAAACCTAATGGAGAGCCTACAAGATTACTACTATCTCTTAAAGCTTGGGGTGCTTCTTCTAAAGCAGATGCTAAAGCTAAAGCTAGAGCAATATCTAATAGAAATAAAAACAAAAAGAAGTAGTTGACATTAAGCCATAAATATGGTATAATTGTTATATAACATAGGAAAGTATTATGACTTATTTAGAGATTGTTAATAAAGTTTTACTAAGACTAAGAGAGAATCAAGTTGAGACTGTAGATGAAAATTCATACAGTGCACTTGTAGGTGAATTAGTAAATGTTACTAAACGAGAAATAGAAGACTCTTGGAATTGGTCTTGTTTAAGAACAACTCTTGCAGCAACAACTACTGCTGCTTTATTTAACTATGTTCTTGTAGGGGCAGGTACTCGTTTTAGAGTACTAGATGTTGTTAATGATACAACTAATATTTTTTTAAAGAATAGACCAAGTGCTTGGTTTGAACAACAACTTCTTATGGCTACTGTACAAACAGGATCTCCTGCATATTATAATTTTAATGGAGTAGATCAATATGGAGATACACAAGTTGATGTGTTTCCAGTACCTGATGCAGGATATGATTTATATTTTAATATAGTAATGCCACAAGATGACTTTACTACAGATACAGAGGAAGTTAAAATTCCTTATACTCTTCTTATTGAAGGTACTCTTTCTAGAGCTTTAAGTGAAAGAGGAGAAGATGGTAGTTATCAAGATCAAGAAGCTAGATATAGAAATATGTTAGCAGACTTAATTGCTATTGAAGCAGGAAGTCGCCCTGAAGAAACAATTTGGTATCCTAACTAATGCCTGGTAAATTACAAACAACTTCTATTGCAGCTCCTGGATTCTTAGGTTTAAATACCCAAGACTCTTCTGTTACTCTAGAGAGTGGCTATGCAACTGTAGCTAATAATTGTATTATTGATAAATACGGAAGATTAGGTAGTAGACAAGGTTGGGATTTAACAACAGTAGCAACTAATGCAGTTGTTACAGGAACTATATCTGCTACTACTTTAACAGTAGCAAGTGTTACTAGTGGAACTCTTTCTATTGGTGATGTAATTAGTGGATCAGGAGTAACATCAGCTACTTATATTACAGCTTTAGGAACAGGTACAGGAGGTACTGGTACTTATACAGTGAGTGCTTCACAAACAGTTACATTAGCAGGAACTTATGCAAGAGCACTAACAGTAGTTACAGTTACAGCAACAGCACATGGATTAGCAGTTGGAGACACAGTTTATTTAGACTTTACTTCAGGTACTGCAGTAGATGGTGCCTTTGTAGTAGTTACTGCTCCTACAGCAAATACATTTACAGTAACACATGGAACTAGTGGCACAACAAGTGGTAATGTAACATTAAGTCGTCCAATTACTGCAGTAAATCCTTTAGGTACTGGTAATTTTAGTGAATCTATATTTGAATTTAAAGATGTAACAGGAACTGTAGTATATTTATCTGCTGGTAATAATAAATTATTTAAAGGTACAGATTCTTTAATAGAACAGCAAGTATTTGCTGCTAATCAAACTACAGTAGTTGCTACTGCTTTTACAGGAAATAGATGGCAATTTGCTACTCTTCCTGAAGGTACAGGACCAACAGCTCTTTCTTATGCAATTGCTGTACAAGGTGGAAATGCAGCTTTAGTATATAGAAAGAAAAATCATACTGATGCTTATATCTTTCAAAAGATAGGGGATTATGGTAATAAACCAACAGGTGTAACAACTTTTGATCCTGATTGTGTTCTTTCTGCTTTTGGTAGAATATGGGTTGCAGGAATATCAAGTAATAAAGCTTGTCTTTATTTTAGTAAACTTGTAGATCCAGCTGATTTTACAGGAGCAGGCTCAGGAGTATTAGATATTAGTTCTGTCATTGGGAACAATGATGAAATAACAGCCTTAGCTGTTCATAATAATTATCTAATAATCTTTTGTAAAAACCATATTGTTGCTTATTCAGGTGCAGGTGATCCTACAACAATGGCACTTGCTGATATTGTAGTAGGTGTAGGATGTATTGCTAGAGATTCGGTACAAGGAACTGGTACTGATTTAATATTTTTATCTAAAAGTGGTGTTAGAAGTTTTAATAGAACAATACAAGAAAACTCAATGCCACTTCGTGAACTCTCTCTTAATATTAGAGATGACTTAGTTGGATATTTAGAAGTAGAAACAGTAACAGATATTAAAAGTGCTTATTTTGAAAGAGATGCTTTTTATCTATTAACTTTTCCTGGTTCTAAAGTGATGGTTTATTTTGATTTAAGACAAATACTTCCTAATGGGGCAGCTAGAACAACATTATGGAATAACTCAGATGGAACAATTTATAAAGCTTTCTGCTCAACTACTGACAGAACTTTATTTATAGGAGTTCCAAATGGTATAGCATTATATGATGGTTATTTAGATGGTAGTAATACTTATGAATTTCAATATTATACATCTAGTTCAGATTTAACAGCACCAACTATGATAAAAATGCTTAAAAAAGCTACTTTAGTTGTTATTGGTAGTGGAGATCAAGACTTTACCTTTAAGTATGGTTATGACTATACTTTAAATTATAATACACAATTAATTTCTAGAAGTTTTGGTACTGGTATTTATCCTACTTATAACTCAACTACTTCACTATATAATAATAGTAAGTATGCTTCAGTAGGTGTTGGAGTAAATAGGATTAGCGTTCCACTAGGTGGATCAGGAAAAGTAATACAACTTGGAGTAGAATCTACTGTAAATGATACTCCTGTTTCGATTCAAAAAATTGATATATATTTAAAAACAGGGAAAACAGCATAATGTCAAACTATACCAAAGCCACAAATTTCTTAGCTAAAGACTCATTAGCAGATGCAGATCCACTTAAAATTATTAAAGGGGCGGACTTTGATACAGAGTTCAATGCTTTACAAGTAGCAGTTAATACTAAAGCAAACTCAATCTCTCCTACTTTTACTGGTACACCTTTAGCTCCTACAGCTACGGCTGCAACTAATACAACACAAATTGCTACTACAGAATTTGTAACAACAGCAATTAGTGCTTCCTTTCCTTCAGGTGGGATTATTATTTGGTCAGGCTCTGCTGCAACTATTCCTACTGGATGGTTACTATGTAATGGATCAAGTTCAACTCCTGATTTAAGAGATAGATTTGTAGTTGGTGCTGGTTCTACTTATGCAGTAAATGCTACTGGTGGTAGTGCAAATGCAGTGGTAGTTAGCCATACTCACACTGCAACAGTTACAGACCCAACACACGCACATACTATTCCTAATGCACAAGCTGATGCAATTGGTGGTTCAGGTGCACAACCAAGTTATCGTGGAAGTGGTACTACAAGTACATCATCAGCTTCAACAGGTATTACAGTAGCAAACTCTACAACAGGTGTAAGTGGTACTAATGCTAATCTTCCTCCGTACTATGCTTTATGCTATATTATGAAGAGTTAATGAGTAAGATAGAATATGTAAACCTTCTATATAGAATATATGGAAGCCCCAAAGAGAATAAAAAAAAGTTTTTAGAAGAAGCAGCTACTTGGGAATATTACCCAGTGTACAAAGAAGATAGAGTGGTTGCTATATTTATGACTAAAGGTAATAGAATACATTGTGGATGTCTTCCTGAAGCTAGTGGAAAATGGTTCCCAATGAAGATGTATAAAAGACTTTGTAAGAATATTATTCTTAAATATGGTAAAGCAGAAACATCAACTTACATTGATACAAAAGAATTTGTAGAAAGACTAGGATTTAAAGAAATTGGAAGAACTAAAGATGTTATTAATTTTATAAAGACAGAGGTTTAATATGAGTTTTATTACAGATGCACTTGGAATAACAGGACAGGATGAACCTGATTATAGTAAAATGGAATTTAAACCCTATTCTATTTCAGGTCCTACAGGTGGAGTAAGTTTTGAAGGGCAAACAGGAAAAGTTAATCTTTCTCCTGAACTTCAGTCTTTGTATGCTAAATATACAGGAGCTGCTACTGAAGCTTTACCATCAGCAGAACAAACTGCTTTTGCTACAGATGTAAGTAATTATGGTAGAGGTTTATTTGGTCAAGCTACTGGTATGGATACTAGTAAAATGACTTCTGATTATTATAATAGTGTACAAAACATATTAAATCCAGCAAGAGAAGCAGAAAATGTTTCTTTAGCAAATACTCTTTTTAGTCAAGGTAGAACAGGAGTTGGAGTTGGTGTTTCAGGAGGTGGCTATGTTAATCCTGAACAGTTTAGTTTATTTAAAGCTAGAGAGGGTCAAAATCAACAAATCTATTTAGGTGCTGAAGATAGAGCTAGACAAATTCAAATGGATCAGATACAAAGAAGCTTAGGTTATTATGGTATGGGTAATGAACTTAAATATCAACCTTATCAACAATCAGCAGGGTTAGCAGGACTAGGTATTAATTTAGCAGGTATTAATACTCCTTATCTTGGATATGGATTACAAGCAGGTACAGGCCAGGCACAAGCAGGTGCTAATATAGTAGGTGCTCAACAAGCCTATCAAGATAC